TTCATCACTCACTCTCCCTTTCTGAAAATCTCGGAATACAACCTATGAAATTTCGGAATGTAACTCCAGTGTTGCATAGCTTTACAGTTATACATCATAAATGTAGCTTTTCTGCGTAAATATGTAGGTATATCCATGCTTTTCTGCACAATGTGTATATGAATGTATACTTTTCTGTGTAAATGTATACATATAGCTATAAATATATAACTTTGTATACTTTATCGGTCATTAGCGATCACTTAACTGAGAAACTCAAGACACCGTACATCACTGGAACATGTATTGTCTCAACACCTTTGCTCTCAAGTAACTCTGCCAGTATCTTAGCTGCGTCTAGTAACGTTTGTTTCTCAGTCTCAGTCATTAGCGATCACCGCCACTACCTTGTATAACGCCACGCGCCATACGAGACTTCAGCTTTTCAATGTTGAAGATGGCAATGTCCTCTAGCTTGATGCCTTGATCAGCTGCCATGTTAGCTAGATTCCAAAGCACATCACCTAACTCTGACACCACCTTAGTACGGTCAATGTCTACAGCGTCACCACGTAGGAGAGGCTTGACAAACAAGTCAGCGGCCTCAGCAGATTCAATCATCAATGACGTTACAGGATACATAGGGTCTGTGTAGATTGCTGTCTCCTGTGCTAGCTTTTGATACTCATTAAATTCCATTTTCCACCTCATCAACTGCTTCAATCATTCTGTCTAGATACCACTTAGCCTTCTTCAAGTCCTGCACTGGATGCTCCTTGTAGCGCCACCTGTGAAGATACTTCAGAGTGTTGCCTTCACAGTACTCAATAAATCCATCACCCAACTGTTGCTTGATATAATCAATGGCTTCGATACCGCCTGTGTTGTAGTGCTTAGGTTTAGTTACTGCATCCCACTGCTCTGGTGTTGTATCATTCAATCTCGTCATCGTTGTATATATCCTCCACTTCTAATTCATCTTCAAGGTAATCACGTTTAGTTTCAATAAAGTCTTCAAACCTATCAACTAAATCTTCAGAGCTTATATCCAGTACCTCTAGCAGATCAATCTCTGGCAGTTGCTTTAGTTTATCACATAGATCTTTAAATGTCATGGCTTTTCCTTACCATACTTATTGTGAAGATAGTTTATTGAAATAGGTAGTTCATCGAAACTGCCGTCATCTACTTCGTTGAACATCCAGATACCTGACCAACTACCGTTAGTCTGAGGATTGAGGTAGTCTTCATCGTGTTGATAAAAGATACCTGCAAACAGTCCAGTAATGCTCTTGCCGTCTGCACGTCTTGCATAAGCAATGTCACGGTCTTGCACATGGCCTTGCACACAGCTCATCATCTTCTTCTGCAAGAGTAGCTTTGCATTCGTTACAGGTCTACCCATAACACCAGAACAGAAGTAGTGACAGTAAGCTATACCATCAATGATGATAGGCTGTAGGAATGGTACAACTGTCCAGCCCATCTCAGGCAACATCAGATCATCGTAGCTCATCAATCCCTCTAGCTTCGCATCAGCCTCTATAGCTCTCTCAATGCGTTGCTCGTGGTTGCCCAACAAGAACACCATCTTAGGTCGCCACAGCTTCTTCTTGTTGATACGAAGGCGCTCACGCTCTGCTCTGATAGGCTCTAAGAATGCAAGCATAGCATCAATACCTGCCTCTACATCTTTGGTGTAGCGTCTACCTTCAAAGCTCTTCTTACCTACATCGTAGCTTGACAGGCTCGGCATGTCCCAATGATCGCCTAAGTGGATGATCACGTCAGGCTTCTTCTCTGCTGCGTACTGTCCTGCCCACCGTAGGTGATCATAGTTACTATCAGGTTTAACCTGTGTGTCGGGTATGATGAGATGCTTTGTCATTACTTGTGTCTCCACTTACTTGGTAAACTCTCTGGGGTGTAGTACGTGAAACCGTTTTTATCTGCCCATTCTGCCATCGTAAACTTAGTACCGTCTGTTCGTTTTCTTGCAAACGGCATTGCAGTTTTTGGGTTTTGGAATACAAATACAAGTTCGTAAGCACACTCAAGATCAATAACACGCTTAAGAGAATCTCTAATGTCCACATACTTCTTAGCCTCGTTCCTGTCTCTGAACCTGCCTTTGACTTCGATGTAAGATAGTATCTCTTCTTCCTCATCGTAGTATACAAAGTCAGGCTCGTATGTTCTGTGTTGTATGTACGGTATCCTTTCAGTATGGTACTTGCATTGCCGCAACTCTTTGGATAGATCAAACTCTAACCAGCTGTCAAAGCCTTTAGGTACGTTCTTTCTCGTTCGCTTTTTCATCTACCTCTTCCTTAGTTGGAGGTGTCCAGATTTCTCCTTCATGCCTCCTGAGCCACAACAAGATACCGTTTTCTATTGCTCTTTCTTCACTACCCAATTCCTCAACACAGACTTCATACATCTCTCGCTCTGTCTTACCTTCCAATAACTTCTTGGCTTTAACTGGACCAATTCCCTTGACTCCAATGATGTTGTCAATACGGTCACCAGTAAGAAACTGCATGTAGAAATTAAGTAGCCCTTGAGTCCTGCTGATGTAGTACTGCTGCTTCTTAACAAAGTTATAGTGCCACCCCTCAACTTGATCAAAGTCCTTATCAATACTGACAATCATTGCCTTCTTGGTTCCTAACTCAGTGGCTCTGATAGCAATAGCATCGTCAGCTTCTTGATCCTCAACAAGAGTACCGTTTAGCTCTAGCATGTACTCTCGCAGAGCATCATAGTGTACTGGTCTACGGCCTGTTCTGTTGCCCTTGTAAGGCGCTGTGACGGCATAGTCATTCCTGAAGTTGGTCTTTCCTGTTATGAACAGTTCAAACTCTTCAGTCTCTAACTCATCGCAAATGATTTCAATGGTCTCGCCCAACCTATGTCGAGCGAGTCCAAAGTCATCATCATCGTAAGCAAAACCTACGCGATAAGTAAGAATGTCACCGTCAATCAGAGCGATCACAAAGCTTCCTCAAGATCCTCAAATGAAACTTCACCTGCGGGACGGTACTGGTTCAGGTCAGTGACAACAAGACCACCAATCTTGATACCTAAACTTACACCAGAGCGCTTAGTAGGTGCGTGTTTCCACTCATAAGTCTCTACAACCACGTTGGCCTTTGAACCATTACCTACTTGAACATCCAAAGGCAGCTCAGCGCCTGAGTCATCCTTAGCGATTATTTCATACTTAGCAGATTTAGCAGTAACAAAATCACCACGATCATCGCCTTTATTGCGAACAGTAATGCCAGCATCCTCAAGAGCCTCTTTCTGATTTGAGTTAAGATTGCACAGGTCTACTTGATACTTACCTGACATGTCGTTCTTGTGACGTAGACAAGCCCAATAGAGCGTTACGTCTTTAAGTGCTAGTTGCTTTTTCATGTTGGGTCTCCTTTGATTTTCCAACTTAATTTAGCCGTCCTTAGCTGTTAAATCTGTGAACCTCAATGTCCACATATTCTATAAGATCTCTATCTCTAATCCATTCAAGGCATTCTGTAATGAGCCCTTCAAATAAGATCTTGTCACTAAATATACCGTCATTATCATACCGTCTGCCGATAATAATATAGTGATCAGTGTGTATCATACCACGTATCTCCTATCTTGGCCTCAGCGTCCACCCTGACCCTGAAACTTAATTGTACACCAGCTTTCTCTGCTGCTGCAACCATTATTTTTGCTACTATTTCACAATATTTCTCCTTGACAGCCATCTGTATCTCATCGTGTACGAATGCACACTGCATGACGTGCTCTGACAGTCTCTGTCTGTTCAGTTCCTTGTGTATCTCAACACACCACTGCTTAGCTATGATGGCTCCACAGCTTTGCAGGAGCGTGTTGAGTGCTGCTCTTTCTGATCTGATGTGCAATCTTCTGCCATCAAGTCCTTTGATTGTTCCTGCTTCTGCAAGCCTTCCCACCCTCTCCTGTAGCTTCTTAAGGTTTGGCGTGTTCGCATAGAAATTCGCAAGTATCTGTTCACCTTCTTCGTATCCTCCTCCAACAATTGAACCTATCTTTGCTGCTCCTGCACCATAAAGTGTGGCGTAGATCATAGTCTTTGCCATATTGCGCTCTGGTAATCCTGCGGCTAACTGGTTCTTTGTGTGAATGTCTCCGTTTAATAACTCGTTTGTCCACTCGTCATCCTGCATGTAGTGAGCTAAACAGCGCAACTCAATGCCACTCAAGTCACAGCCAACTAACTTATAGCCTTCAGGCACTGTCCAACAGCTTCTGCACTCTACCCCAAACGGACTAGACACTGACGGTATCTGTCCCATGTTGGGCTTACTGTGCGTCATTCTGCCTGTCACAGCTCCGTTGCTGATCACTCTGCCGTGTACAAAGTTGTTATCGTCTGCTGCATCAATCCAACTGTCAACAAGACCAACACGCTTCTGAAGCATCAAGTACTCTGACACGAGCTGTGCCTCTGGTAACTCTATCTCAGCCAGTGTACCTTCATCGACTACAGGTCTGCCTGTCTCTGTTACCTTCTTCCACTTGACGCCTAAGCTCTCTAGACGCTTTGCTACTTGCTGCCTTGATCCTACGTTAAAGACCTCAACATGATCTTTAAGGCGCTTGCCCGTCTTCTCTGACCATCGCTCAGTCACGATAGGCTTGAAGCGTTCCTGCAAGGTCTCTTCAATCTCTGACATTCTGGATCTAAACTGGCTCAGCAGATCAGTAGCAAGTCTGATATCTAACAGGAAGCCATTGCGCTCTTGTTTGCACATCTGTATTGCTACAGCGTGTTCAAGGTCAATAGACTGCTGTGAGAAATTCATGTTCTTCATCTCATAAAATAAATGACGATACAAGTGGCTAGTAAGATCAACATCACGTTTACAGTATGTGACCATCTCATCGCATAATCCTCCATCGAAGTCAGTAAAGTCTATCTTGCCATCATCACCACGCAAGCGATAACCCCATGCTTTAAGTGAGTGACCACCATCAATATCAGGCTTGTAAAGTCTAGACATGACCAGTGTATCAATCACTTGCTGCGGTAGCATTCTGATACCCCAAAGCCTTCTCAGTACTGGCGCATCAAAGCCAATGCCGTTGTGCATGACAACAGGCCACTTCAGATCAATGTAATCCTGAAGCCCGTCAGGCTCAGTCCAGACTTTAACATCGCCATGATCATCCTGTGTGACCACACACCAGATCTGAGATGCTTTCCTGTCTGTTTCAATATCAAGTACAATCACAATTCATCCTCTTCGTTGTACTCAAACATCCTACCAGTTTCATGATCATAAAGCAACTTACCTGCTGGGCCAGTAATACCACTGAAGCGATTCTTAAGCACTCGCACCTTTGTAGTGTTGCGTACAGTAGAGTCCTCTGCCTGTCCATTACGCTCAAGACCCAACACCATGTCGCTTAGCTGTGCAATAGATCCAGAGCCTCTGAGCTGTGCTAGACTTGTGGCGCTGCCTTCTTCATGACCTTTGCCTTCTGGTCTGCGAAGGTGACTCACACAAATCAGTGCTATCCCTGTCTCCTGCACTAGCATACGCAGTCTGGTCATGATCTCATCAATGGCTCTGCGCTCATCTCCGTTGCCCTGTGCTGATACAACAATGCTAATGTGATCTAAGAAAACATAACCACAACCCAATGCCTTAGCAAGATAGCGAACCCGATTGATAATGTTATCAACATTAGTGCTCCCAAAGTGATCAAACAAATAGATACGGCCTGTTCCCAACGTCTTATCATACGCATCCATTTTCTCCTGATCTGTAGCGCGTGAGTCTGGTAAGTGTAAAGGTTTGTTAGCGGCAAGAGACATGATAGACAAACCTGTCCTGCGTGTTCCTTCCTCTAGAAACAACAAGCCAATGTTGTCGTACGTCTTGTTTAATACGTGCCAGATAATCTCACGCAAAAACTGAGACTTACCGAGTCCACTTCCTGCTGTGATGGTCACTAGCTCACCCTTTCGAATACCATAGGTGATCTTGGTAAGCTCGTAGAAAGGATAGTCAACGTCAGAGGGCTGAACAGGCTTCATCACCTCATCAAGCAAAGTGCTGCCCTGTATAATACCGTCAGGCACGTACTGGTCAGAACTCCACCACGCATCGTTAAACTCTTTCTCTGCCTTGTCTGTCAGGTAGTCGCAAGCGTCTTTATACTTTGCTCTGTGCTTAAAGATCTTAGCTTTGTTACCAAACAGCTCTGCAACCTGCTGTGTTGCTCTCTTACCTGCCTCATCGTTATCAAAACAGATAACAATGTTGTCAAAGGCATTCAGAAACTCAAAGGCTTTCTTGCAGTCCCTTAGAGCTGCTGATGCGCCTGAGCTGATAGACACTGCTGGCCACTTAGAGCCCATCATCTGATAAGCCGCAACAGCATCAAACTCACCTTCAACAAGCGTTACAAACTTACCACCACTGCTGAACAAATGCTGACCATACAAACCCGCATTAGCAATATCACCTGCAACTCTAAATTGTTTATCTGGTGTGCGGATCTTCTGAGCCACAACAGTGCCTGAGCTGTTACAGTACTCAAACACGGTCTCACCCTGTGATGAAGTACCGCATTTGTAGTATCGCGTAGAAGCTCCTGTAAGCCCTCTAGAAGGCACAGCAGGATAACTAAGGTTCTGGATCATGTTCTTTCCTTTCGTTGCTGAGAGAGGCTCTGAGAGCGTCTGAGAGGCATTGCCGTCTACTCTCTTGCGTGTTTGACATGCA